AAATGTTAAAGGATAAAGAAAAATGAAAAAATTTAAACAATATTTAAAAGAAATAGAAGAAGTAGAAGTTGATGAAGATAATAAAGATGCATTAAAAAAAGCATTAGCCTTACATAAGTTTAAACAAAAGGGTGGAAAAATAGATAAACAACCAGATTCTTTAGAGAGACCATATGGTAACCTTTCTAAAGATGATTTAAAACGTGCAAAAAAAATTGTTCAATATAAAAAAGATAAAAAAGAATAACAATGGCTCACTTAGGTCAAATAGATAGAAGAAATCCGGGAGACGTGGTTTTTACACGATATGTTACAAAAAATCCCGATTGGAATAAATTGACCCTAAGAATAGAAAATGGACAATTTGCCGAAATGTTTGAAGAAAAAAATAACGAACTAGAAGGCATGAATATTAATATTCAACCAAGAACTGAGATAAAATTAGCTTCAAACAAATATAAAGAATTTCAAAAAAAAAAGTATGCTAATATCGAATATCAAAGAAAAAAGGGATATGTATTAATTTCAAAAATAAGAAAACCTACAGATAATCTTGACACTGAACGGCCCCCAAAATTACAAATATTAGCAGAAGATTTTACAGAAAAGGGTAAAGATGAAAAAATAACAGTGCTTTCTGCAAAAAATGTTCCTGTAAAAATATTTAAAACTTTTGATGAATTAAAAAAAAGTATTATTTGGGGACTAGACAATAAAATACATAACAATGATTATGCGGTAGAAAAAATAAAATCTTATTTAGATAAAAAAGATTTGTCTAGAATTGATTTGGCGGGTATTGATGACAGACATATTGATGAGCTTGGTGTATATTTTGGTGAAATTTTAATAGGACTATTAGCATTCAAAAATCAATTATCAAACACTTGTACTCCCTCTAATATGTTTGGTATAAATTTAAAATCATTTAGTGTTCCAACTGATCCTGCTTTTAAACTTGTTGATAGTAGTTTGATTTTTGACTCAACTACTGTTAGTGTATCAAGCAAATATGATAAAGGAGCCGCCGCTTCGTTTATGTCAAATGTGCTTCCTTACGGAATAAAATATTATTCTGATTATAAAAATTGTTTTTTTAAAAAAATGTGTCAAATTGCGTTTAATATGGGATATACATCAGACCTTGTGGGAGCAAACAGATTTAAATTTGCAAAGAATATAACATTTGAAGTTGGATTAAGAGCAGTATTAAATATAAAAAAAACAAATGTAAAAAACACAAATCATTCTATTTATGAAAGTATTCGAAAGGTTGCAATGGGTCGTTCTCTTTCATCGAAAGAAAATAAAGAACTTGATGTTGTAATAGAGGCAATAGAAGACTATTTTATAAAGAAAGGTCATTTTGATGGAAAAAGCAAAGTGATACAAACAATAAAAGACAATTATCCTTTTACTATTACTTCTTTTTTTAATTATTCTGTGGCAAGTAGTTTAAATAATGATTCTCTATCAAAAAAATATATTGGTGATATAATTGGTGGTAAAGATTTTTATCAAGCAAATTTAAGTAAAACTAAATGGAGAAGGGGAATTGTTGATATTAAAATGGTTTCTCCTAAAACTGCTTCATTGAAAATTTTAGGATCAATGTCGGGTGCCACAGATTTCACAGCAAAACAGGGTTTGGTAAATTACGAGTTACAATAATGGCGATAGACCGTATACAAAATTATGCAGGAAATCCATTACTTAAAGCGGCATATATTCCAATAGAATATGACAAAGATACTTTAGAAGAGTATCTTAAATGCTCTAATGATCCTGTATATTTTGCAAAAAACTACATGAAAATTATTCATGTTGACCATGGATTGATGCCCTTTGATCTTTATGGTTATCAAGAAGAACTTGTTCAGACAATGCATGATAATCGGTTTGTTATTTGTAAAATGCCTAGACAAACTGGAAAATCAACAACAATTGTTGCTTACTTATTACATTACGCTCTTTTTAATGCTCAATCTAATATTGCTATATTAGCTAATAAGGGCTCTACTTCAAGAGAGATTCTTCAACGATTAAAAACTGCTTATGAAAATTTACCAAAATGGTTGCAACAAGGAGTTGTTGTTTGGAACAGGGGAAATATTGAATTAGAAAACGGTAGTAAAGTTATATCTGCTTCCACATCTTCCTCCGCAGTTCGTGGATCATCTTTTAACATCATCTTCATGGATGAGTTTGCTCATATTGATCCACCAAGGTTGGCAGAAGAGTTTTTTAATTCTGTATATCCTACAATTTCTTCTGGTAATACAACTAAAGTGTTTATTGTATCAACCCCGAAGGGATTAAATATGTTCTATAAAATGTGGGTTGATGCAGACGAGGGAAGAAGTGATTATGTTCCGTTAGAAGTTCATTGGTCTCAGACTCCAGGAAGAGATCAAGCATGGAAAGAAGAAACGATAAGAAATACAAGTGAATTGCAGTTTTCACAAGAATACGAGTGTGATTTTATTGGTTCACAAAATACTTTAATTTCTCCTTCAAAATTAAAAACTCTGCCATATAAACCCCCTATTATAAAGAAAGATAGTTTAGATGTCTATGTCGAACCAGATCCTACACATTCTTATGTTTGTATAGTTGATGTTGCAAGAGGCAGAGGACAAGATTATTCTGCCTTTTCGATAATTGATGTTTCTCAGTTTCCATATCAGCAAGTTGCAAAATATAGAGATCCAAATATTTCTCCAATGTTATTGCCAACTGTTATTGATAATGTATGTAAATATTATAATCATGCATATATTTTGGTCGAAATAAATGACATCGGCGGTCAAGTAGCAGATATTTTACATTACGAGTTAGAATATCCTAATATTTTTCAAACAAGTGTAATGGGAAGATCTGGTCAAACTTTGGGTGGGGGATTTGGTAAAACTTCGCAATTGGGAATTAGAACCACAAAAGAAGTTAAAAGAAAGGGGTGTTCTAGTTGCAAAGATTTGATAGAAGGAGACAAATTAATCATTTGGGATCTTGATACTATTTCTGAAATGACAACATATATAGCCAAAGGATCTAGTTACGAAGCTGACGAAGGATATCATGATGATTTGATGACGACTTTAATACTGTTTGGTTGGCTTGTAAATCAACAATATTTTACAGAAGTTACAGATTTAGATTTACGAGAAAAAATGTTTAAAGATCAGTTAGACGAAGCGGAATCTCAATTGATTCCTTTCGGATATATAAATGATGGTAGAAATTCTTATGATCCAGAAGTTGTTGATATGGGCGGTGAAAAATGGATAGTAGATACGAAATATTCTACTGATTATCTACATTGATTTGATGAATGTTTTTAGGATCTTTTATTTGATTTATTAATTCAATTATACTTGATTTTAAATCGGGTCTCAGTTTTTTCAATTTATCCAAATATCTCACAGATTCTTTAAATACCATTTCAGGATTAATTCTTAGTTCATAAAATCTGTTCCTTGTTTCGCTTTTTGTAGTTAAATATAAATGGTTTGGATTTACACAGTATGTATTATTGCAAGACTGGTGTACTATTTTATTTTGTTCAATGACTCCATTATATGCAATATATGCAAATCTATGAGCAGGAATTGATTTTCCTTCATACGAAAACATACCATACCCCTGTTTTGTTTTACTTGCAACCCAAAACCAGCAATCATTTGTCTTTATAATTTTTTTTTCAAATCTCGATTTTGCTTTCTCCATGTTTTATTTATATTAGAATAAATAAAACATTTCTAAAATCTGCTAAAATATAAATATAACGAAAGCAATTTTTTAATAATTTAGGGGAGAAACAATATGGCATTTCAAGTTAGCCCAGGCGTAGCCGTAGCAGAGATCGATTTAACTACTAGAGTTCCTATTCCTTCTATTTCAGATGGTGCAATAGCAGGTAACTTAACATGGGGGCCCTTGGAGGTTGCTACATTAATTACTTCTGAAGATGAAATGGTTGGTGTGTTTGGAAAACCGAATGCTAATACGTATAAAACGTTTTTTAGTGCTACAAGTTTTTTGAGTTATTCGAATAAGTTAAGAGTTGTTAGAGCGGCTAATACATCGACTGCTAAAAATGCAGTATCAGGTGGTTCTGCAATTTTAATTCGCAATGATAAAGAATATCAAAATACATATAAGGACACGACAACTTCAGGAACAAGTTTTACGTCAAAATATCCAGGAACACTTGGTAATTCAATAAAAGTTTCTATGTGTGTTGCGGATAGAACAAGTACACAAGTTAATGCTTCTGATGGCACTGTTTCTCATGCAAGTAGCACCGACTGGAATCTTACGGGTACATGGTCCAATTCTAATGCTACAACAGGTCTTACTGGTGTTGGTACATTAGCAGATACAGAATTGAGAATTGGTGATGTAGTTGTTCATGGTTCTAATAGCGGAATAGTAACGGCAATCACGTCTAACACCGCAATAACAATTTCACAGGCCACTGGTGGACTAGAGACTACGGGTATGGGGGATGATGTCGCTATGTCAGGTGCAAGTCTTGTAAGAAAAAAAAGATCTGCCTTCGAAGAGCCAGCAGTAAATATGCTTGGTAATCTTTCTGTCTCTGCAGGATCAACTACTATTACAGGAACAGATACTAATTTTACTCGGCAATTGCATTTAGGAGACATTATTACCTTTAAAGATGATGATGGAGTAGAGAATAAAAGAAGAATATCGTCTATTACAAATTCAACGTCAATGGGCGTTGCAACTAAATTAGATAGGGCGGTAACAACAGCCGCTTTATATGGTGGTACCTGGAAAAGGGAATGGGAATTTGCGTCTGATTTTGGATCTGCGCCTCTTACAAGTGTGTATGCTTATAATATTACTGGATCGGCATCTGTTGGAGATGAAATACATGTTGCAATAGTAGATGAAGGTGGTGAAATTTTAGGATCAAAAGATGTTCGCGGAAATAATCCAGAAAAACAAGTCATTGAAAAATATGAAGGTGTATCTGTAGCAAATGGTGCCACAGGAACTACCGGTCAAACTCTCTATTATAAAGATGCAATAAACAATTCTTCTAATTATATAAGATGGACAGATCACGATAGTACAGGAGATGCTCCTCTTGATGCCGGATCTAATAAAATTACTTATGATTGGGGTGCTACTATTGTCACAGGAAATGATTCAGCTAGTTTTCCCGGAGCATTTAGTGATTCTGGTGCAAACGGAATTATGACTGCTAGTATGTCGGGCGGTGTTGATGGACATAGTTCTTCATCTTCAGATGAAATTACTGCTTATAGTTATTTCAAAGATCCTGCGAAAATAAATATTTCTTTATTGATTTCGGGGGAAGCATCAAATACTTTAGCTACCTATTTAATTAATGAAATAGCAGAAACCAGAAAAGATTGTGTTGTGTTTATTTCTCCGGAAGAGTCAGATGTTGTAAATAAAGAAGGTTCTGAAATAACAAATATAGTTGCTAGAAGAAATACTTTACCAAGCACAAGTTATGCTGTTATGGATGGAAATTACAAATACATATTTGACAGGTATAACTCTGTTTATAGATGGATTCCATTCAATGCTGATGTTGCTGGAATTTGCGCCCAAGCGGATAATGTTAATCCTTATGTTTCGCCTGCGGGGTTTGCCAGAGGAAATATAAAAGGAGCAGAATTTTTAGCATTTGTTCCCAATAGAGGGGAAAGAGACGATCTGTATATAAATGGTATTAATCCAATAGCATCATTTCCTGGAAAAGGTAAAATTTTATTTGGTGATAAAACAATGTTAGCGAGGCCATCTTCTTTTGATAGAATTAATGTACGAAGATTGTTTATTATTTTAGAAAAAGCTATAGCAAATGCCGCTGAAAATTTATTGTTTGAATTTAATGATGATTTTACACGATTAAATTTTGTTTCTATGATAGAACCTTTTTTAAGGGATATTCAGTCACAAAGGGGAATAGAGGATTTTAAAGTAATATGTGACAGCACAAATAATACACCTGTGGTGATAAATAGAAATGAGTTTAGGGGAGATATTTTTATCAAGCCGACTAAATCAATTAATTTCATTGGATTAAACTTTGTCGCAGTGGCTTCAGGAGTTGAATTTTCTGAAGTAGTCAACGCAATTTAAGGAGAAAATAGATGGCATTCGATATAACAACTTTTAGACAGGCCCTGGTCTATGATGGTCAAAGACCTAATTTATTTGAGGTTAAGATTCCACATGGTTCCGCTAGTTTTTTTAATGGAACTGATATAAACCTGTTTGCTAAAGGGACCTCAATACCCGGTACCACAATAGGAACTGTTGTGGTTCCTTATTTTGGTAGAGAAGTTAAATTAGCAGGAAATAGAACTTTTCCAGAATGGACAATAACAGTTATTAATGATGAAAATTTTGCTATAAGATCGCAATTTGAAAAGTGGATGAACGGTATAAACGATCATGTTACGAATACAAGACAAACGGGTGATTCATCTAGTGCTTATGCATTAGTGGGGAACGTTCAACAATTTAGTAAATCTGGTAGTTCAAAAGTAACTGCATCATATAGCTTTCATGGTATGTTTCCAACTGATCTTTCAGAAATCACTCTTGATTGGGGAGATAACGATACTATTGAAGAATATACCGTAACTTTCTCTTATGATTACTGGAGTCGAACAAAGAGCAGTCAAACAGGCGGTAAAGGAACAGCGGATACTATTTCTATTGGTGCCTCTGCATAAAAATCTCAATTTTCTGATTTTGCGAGTGAATAAATATAAATTAATAGTATTGTATTATTTTTACTCACTCGCATTCAGGAAATATCATGCCCATTGAATTGTTCGGTTTTTCGCTCGGAAAAACCGAAAAGAAAACCGTAAAAGCCCAAACCTTCGCTGAACCAGAATATGAAGATGGATCATTAACCGTAGCATCTGGTGGTGCTTATGGAACATATGTCGATCAGGCAGGAGCCATAAAAAGCGAATCTGAGTTAATAAACAGATATCGTGATATGGGTCTTCAAGCAGAAGTAGAAAATGCCATTGATGATATAATTAATGAAGCCATTGTAGCCTCCAAAGACAAGCCCCTTGTAAGAATTAATGTAGACAACTTAAATATCTCTGAAAGTATCAGAGACAAAATAAGAGTAGAATTTAAGCAAATAAGCAAACTTCTAGATTTACAAAATTTAGGACACGATGTTTTTAAAAGATGGTATATTGATGGTCGAATTTATTATCATGTTGTTGTTGATGAAAATAATCTAGAAAAAGGAATTCACGAATTAAGAGTATTAGACCCTAGAAAAATAAAGAAAATTCGTGAAAAGAAAACCGATAGACAATCTGATGGTACCTCAAAAACTACTGTCGAGGAATATTATGTTTATAATCAAAAAGGAATATATCAATCACAGGGGCAGACAATGGGTACTGCTTTTACAAGTGCCGCCAGTGGTTTAAAAATAGCTCCTGATGCGATTATATATACACATTCAGGACTAATGAATAGTACACGTACATTAGTTTTGTCCTACCTACACAAAGCAATCAAACCATTAAATCAATTAAGAATGATCGAGGATTCTCTCGTAATTTATCGTATTTCACGAGCCCCAGAGAGAAGAATTTTTTATGTTGATGTTGGAAATTTACCCAAGTTAAAAGCAGAACAATACATGCGTGATTTAATGACACGATACAAAAACAAACTTGTATATGATGCTCAAACGGGTGAGGTTAGAGATGATAGAAAACATATGTCAATGCTTGAAGATTATTGGATGCCAAGAAGAGAGGGTGGGAGAGGAACAGAAATTACAACTTTGCCCGGTGGTAATAATCTTGGAGATATTGAAGATGTATTATATTTTCAGAAAAAACTTTATAAATCACTAGGTGTTCCTATTTCTAGACTTGAATCAGAAGCAAACTATACGATTGGTCGTGCTACTGAAATTTCAAGAGATGAAGTTAAATTTACACGATTTGTTAATAAACTTCAAAGTAGATTTAGTTTACTGTTTGATGAAATGATGGAAAGACAGTTGATCCTCAGGGGAATAATGTCTAAAGAAGATTGGAAGAATATTAAAAATGAAATATATTATGAATTTGAAAATGATAGTCATTTTGTAGAAATAAAACAGAATGAACTTATGCAAGATAGATTGAATATTTTAAGAGATTTACAAGAATATGCTGGAAAATATTGGTCTCATGAATATATTAGAAAACATGTTTTAATGATGACCGATGATGAAATTAAAACTAATGATGAGCAAATTCAAAAAGAAACTGATGATCCTAGATTTTCGGGAGAAGATAATATGCAGTTCAATTCTGTAAAAATAGATACACACAATAAACAAGAAATTAATGAAAATATTGATAAAAAGATTGAAGAAAAATTTGAATTTGCGAAAAAAGAAAATGATATTAAAGATAAAGTAAATGATATTCTTTTTTCTGTTTTAGAAGATGATGAAAATTTTGTAGATTGATCCGTAGATGAGTGCAGGAATAATAAATGAAAGACGATCAAAAAGATTTAGATTTAAGTAAGGTTCTAGCAACTTCTCTTGCTTATACTAAAAAACAATTAAAAAAAACTAAAGAAGAACTTGTAGAGGATATAAAAGAAATTTTAGATCCTGTTACTGGTGAAACAGTTAAAGTTCTTGAAATTAAAGGCACTGTAGGTCCTAAGGGAGAAAAGGGAGAAAAGGGCGAAAAGGGGCTTGCTGGCGAAGTGGGCGTTAAAGGAATATCAGGAAGAATTGGTCCACAAGGTGTTCAGGGTCCTAGGGGAGATTTAGGAGATATTGGACCTATAGGACCAATGGGAGAAAAGGGAGAATCTGGTGATGATGCTGATGTAACTAAACTCGTAAAAGAGTTAGATAATTTTAAAGAAGTTGTTAAAAAGATTAGTAAAAAAGCCACTTTAACTGCCCAACGAGTGGCCGGTGGAAGTGGTTGGGGAGAATCTGGTGGAGGCGGAGGAGGGGATACTTCTTCCGGAAGTGCGGGTAGTTCCGGAAGTTCTGGCTTGACATATGCATCTTCTGGTTCTGCTGGAAGTGCTGGTTCTTCTGGAATTTCTGGAACTGCGGGTTCTGCGGGAAGTGCTGGCTCTGCTGGAACATCTGGAACTTCTGGTGCTGATGGTCCAATTGGAACTTCTGGTTCTGCTGGTTCTTCTGGATTGACATATGCTTCTTCTGGCTCTGCTGGAACTTCTGGATCATCTGGAGCTGATGGTCCAATTGGTACTTCTGGTTCTGCTGGTTCTTCTGGAAGTGCAGGAAGTGCTGGAAGTGCAGGATCATCTGGAACATCTGGTTCTTCTGGAATTTCTGGAACTGCGGGAACTTCTGGAACTGCAGGTTCTTCTGGAAGTACTGGTTCTGCAGGAAGTGCTGGCTCTGCTGGAAGTGCTGGTTCTTCTGGAATTTCTGGAACTGCGGGTTCTGCGGGTTCTGCTGGAAGTGCTGGAACTTCTGGATCATCTGGAGCTGATGGTCCAATTGGTACTTCTGGTTCTGCTGGTTCTTCTGGATTGACATATGCATCTTCTGGTTCTTCTGGTTCTGCTGGTTCTTCTGGAAGTGCTGGAACTGCAGGAAGTGCTGGCTCTGCTGGAAGTGCTGGTTCTGCTGGTTCTGCTGGTTCTGCAGGAAGTGCTGGAACTTCTGGATCATCTGGAACATCTGGTTCTGCTGGAACATCTGGTTCTGCTGGTTCTTCTGGATTGACATATGCATCTTCTGGTTCTGCTGGTTCTGCGGGTTCTTCTGGAAGTGTTGGAACTTCTGGATCATCTGGAACATCTGGTTCTGCTGGAAGTTCTGGAAGTTCTGGGACTGTTGGTACTTCTGGTTCATCTGGACATGATGGTGGTTTTGGGGGTGCTTCATTTGCATATCGTTACAGTACAGATCAATCAACGAATGATCCAGGTACGGGTAAATTGGCATTTACATTAACTACTGGTGCTTTTACATATCCCACTACTGCTAATAGATTGAGAATAAGTGATACTGATCAAGATGGCACGACAATTGATTCTTTCTTACAGACAATTGATGATGTTGCTTTTAGTGTTCCAAAAGGCCATTTTCGAATTTATGATAAATCAGCTCCTGAAAAGTATTTCTTATACAGCATTAATGAATTTGATACCACAAATCCCTCATGGTATTATGTGGATGTTACATTTTTAGATTCTTCATTAAATAATTTTCAAAACAATACTGAAATTGTTGCTTCATTCGCAAGAACTGGTGATTCTGGTACCGCTGGAACTTCTGGATCATCTGGATCATCTGGCTCTGCTGGAAGTGCTGGTTCTGCTGGTTCTGCAGGAAGTGCTGGTAGTGCTGGAACTTCTGGATCATCTGGATCATCTGGCTCTGCTGGAAGTGCTGGTTCTGCTGGTTCTGCAGGAAGTGCTGGTAGTGCTGGCTCTGCTGGAACTTCTGGCTCTGCTGGAACATCTGGT